GCATAATTAGGAGTAAGTGTATCTGTTTTTGTATAAACGGCAATAAATGGCATATCATTTGGGGTTGTACTTATAGCAGAAATATTAAAGAATCTTAAATATAAACCTAATAAATCACTTACAAGCATACCATTGTCTGGTGCTTGGTACCAGTTAACCTTATTAGTTCCAGTTGAAAAGCTATTTTTAAAGTACCAACCAAATTGCCCAGAAGCATTACTTGATGCAGTTGGAACTGTTAAAGGCGGTTTTCCATCAGCATAGACCGCAGGGGAGTTATAAATATTTAATTGATTTATTTTATTAGAAGGTAGATCAGCCCAACCACAAGAATTATTACTATAAGTTAAAACTTGATTATCCTCCCCAGTGCCTAATAGTGATATAGTTGAACCCCAAACGGCTGGTTGTCCTGCACCACCAGAAGTTAAAATATCTCCAGCAGTTCCAACATTACCAGTCCATGCGCCAGCACTATATTCTGTATTTAATGATAATGACCCATCTGCTAAAATAGATACTGCTTTTGCACCACCAGCATACCCAAGATGGACTGCATTATAAATGTTAGAATTAGCATTAAAATTAGGAACTATACTAATACCACCTTCCAAACTTGCTAAATATGTCATCTCAACCGCCTCCGATATATAGGGGGCACCAACATATGCACTATTGTTTAAACCAAGAACAGTGTAATGACTTGTTTCAGTTGCATTATCCATACTTAAATAAATATTGACTGACCCAGTTGATTCCTTATTTTGAGTAGTTATTGCTGAATAAGTCCCGGCATATGTTGCGGATGCCGTAATTTCAGTTTGAACCGTTGGTGTATAAGAAAGAGCAGACCCAAGTTGTAAAGTGGGGTCTAATGTACCAAAAGACGAATATGTCATATTCGCATTACCATTTATAGATGTGCCATCGCTACTAAATAGCACCGAGGCTGTTGAGACACTAATATCCTTTACTGATACCCCATTAAAAGTTAAATCAGTTGCCGATAATATACTCACATCAGTTTCAGTCGTAATTGTCATCACATCACTCAAAAATGCCGTTTGAATTGTTGGAGAGGCGACCACAAAAGCAAAAGGTATTTGCCCAGCGGTAAAAACACTACAATCTAATGGAGGGTCCGCTGGATTGCTTGTTTCTCTAATTTCTAATGTTTGGCCATTTGTTGCCCTTGCATAATAGGTTATTCCAGTTATAAAAACACCAGCGGGGAATAATACTTGAACTGGATTATTATAAACTCCATATACTATACCAAAAGTATCTAATTCTGGAGGATACTCAAAAACAACACTCGTGAGTGTTCCTACTATAATTGGCGGTAAATTAGTAAGACCAGTAGTGGAACGATCAACTGTAATATCTGATTGCACTAAAATATTATTTGCGGATAGAGAATCAATATAACGAATATCATATCCAGAAATATTTAGAGTCGTTGTTGCTGGAAAAGTCGACCACAAACTGGCATCGGCCGGATTACCTTGTGCCCCAGTTGCACCAGTATCTCCAGTTGCACCAGTATCTCCAGTCATTCCAGTTGGGCCAGTATCTCCAGTTGGCCCAGTCTCTCCAGTAGCTCCAGTATCTCCAGTATCTCCAGTTGGGCCAGTATCTCCAGTTGGCCCAGTGTCTCCAGTAGATCCTGTGCATCCGGTGTCGCCAGTATATCCTGTGTTTCCAGTATCTCCAGTTGGGCCAGTATCACCAGTTGGTCCAGTACTCCCAGTTGGCCCAGTACTCCCAGTATCACCAGTTGCGCCAGTATTTGTATTTGTACCATCTTGACCAGCAGGCCCAGTCATACCAGTAGGGCCGGTTGATCCAGTGGGGCCAGTTGCTCCAGTATTAACAGCAGAGCCGGCAATTCCTTGTGGTCCAGTTGAACCAGTTGCCCCAGTTGCTCCTGTTGCACCTTGTGCCCCAGTTGCTCCTGTTGCTCCTGTCGCACCTTGTGCCCCAGTTGCTGTTGTTAATGTAGAACCATCGTGAAATCCGATACTTGTTATATTTCGTAAGTTTGTTGCGGAATCCTGATAATATTGACTACTATCAGGAAGACTTTCATCTGCAACATATTTTAATTGATTATGAACAAAATTTCCTTTGTAAAGAGTTCTTGACATGATTAATCTTTTACTAAAATTCTCTTTATTATATTATTGTATATATAATGTATTGAAAAAAATTAAAATATATTTTAAAAGTCGATATGTCATTTCGGTCTTCATTATCGCAAAGAACGGAATTAACTGGGGTTTTTTACTCTAATAGTACAGCTCAGTTGCAATCTAATACTGAGACAAATTTATCGTTAATTGCGTCATTGCAATATGTGCAAAATTTTATTAATTATTATATTTATAATACTTATTTACCGATAAACAATCCTATATTTCAAGGTATTATGAATGGGGAAAATATTACCTTATCAAGTACTTTATCGACTCCAACTATAGATGGGGTATGTAATTTTACAGGATCCCCAACTATACAGGGACAGCCAATCGATTATGATTTATTAGGAGAAATAAAAATGTGTATAAATGAATTGCCATTAAATTTTTTATTATGTGATGGCTCAAGTTATGCCACGGCAGATTATCCAGATTTATTTAATATAATTGGCTATACTTATGGCGGCTCTAATTATAATTTTAATGTGCCAAATTTTGAATCATATATACCAATTGGGGCAAATTCAACTTCGGTAAATGGAACCCCCACAAGTAATTTTGTATACGGAAATGGCCAATCTGGGGCAACTAATACAGAAACTATTTCATATAGCAATGGGGTGTCATTATTAACCAATATGCCAACACATGATCATACAATTACAGACCCATCACATTCTCACGGAATTAGTATTTCAAAAGATACAACTGTATATACATCGGTTAACCCTCTTGAGCCCATTGATTTTCCAATTGCTCAAGAGGGTACTTCTTTAGTAGGTACAAGTATTGCTTACGCAAGCACAGGTATGACTTTTGAATCAACTGGAACTAATATACAATCAATTGACCCGATTAGTGGATTAAATGGAGTAAATGTAAGCCCTCCATATTTAGCCGTAAAATATTGTATATGTGCGATTGCATAGTAAAGTATTTCTCAAAAAGATAATATCGAAATCTAATATAATCTTTTTAATATAAGATTATCTTTAAGCCTTTTATAAAAAGGCTTTACCCAAAAGCGACCGCTACGCAGTGCGTTTTGTAATGTCCTATAGAAGTGCTTTATCGCAAAGAAGGCTCGAGGGAATTTATTTTAGCAATAGCAGTGCTCAAGACCAAAGTATCACAGAAACTAATACCGCATATATTGCTAACCTTCAATATGTGCTGGACTTTGTCCAATCCGCATATTCAGGCTTTTTAACTGTATTAAACCCTATATTTACAGGTCTGATGCAAGGTCCGTCAATAACATTAACTGGAGAGTTAAGTGTCCCCACTATCACATCAAATACAAATTTTACAGCAATACCAACGATAGACATAAATAATACAGTTTATAATGTGTCAACATCCACAACTGGTACTATAAAAATGTTAATAAGTAATGTAAATTTACCACCTGGATATATACCATGTAATGGTGCATCATATGCAACAACGGCATACCCTGCATTATATGCAGTAATAGGGTATACCTATGGCGGTAGTGGTGCTAATTTTAATGTCCCTAACCTACAAAGCTATTTTCCAATTGGTGGTAATAGTTCTAATGCTTTAGGGTGTTCTACAAGTAATTATGCAACTGGAAATGGCACATCTGGAGCAACTAATACATTTGCACCAACTTCTAATTTTGGAGGATCATCTACAGCAATTGCACCATTACTCACAAAGGCATGTTCCCATGACCACTCTATAACAGACTCTGGGCATAACCATGCAACTGAACTTGGAGAAATATTTGTTGCATATATACCAGTTCCGACACTTGGCCTATATGTAATGATACCAGATCAAGGTTCCGCATATCCTACTGGATCGAGTGTTACAAATATTTTAATTGATAATACTGGTACAGATATTCAAGCGACTGATCCTATAAGTGGATTAGCAGGAGTAAATGTTAGCCCCCCATATGTCGCTGTATTTTATTATATTGCAATTTAATATTTGCCACTAATAATAATTATTTTTTTTTTATTATATCCGTTAAAGTATATAATAAGTAAATAACCTTTTGAAAGTTTGTTTTTGTCAATCAATATAAATTTTCAATGTCTCGTACTATTCTCGACCCGCAATATGCAAATGATCTAAATGGGCTATTCAATGGAACAACTGATATTGATGTTTCGTCAATAACTCTTACCAATGGTGCCGCTTCTGCTAATTTATCGTGTACTCCAACAGGAATAATATTAACCCAAAGTCCTATTCAAACTTCTGCTAATTTTTCAGGAACAAGTATAAGTTTAAATAATGGTGTTCAAACTGCTTCACTAGCATGTAATACAGCTGGTGTAATGACAACCGCTAGTCCTATAGCAACAACATCAAGTTTAACAGGTAATACATTAGTTTTAAAAAATAGTAATGGTATTAATCAAACTACAATTTCTTGTTTAGCAACAGATAATATTATATCAACTGCTAGCCCTATTCAAACTACTGCTAATGTTTCAGCAAACACATTAAGTTTAAATAATAGTAATGGTGTTTCTGTTGCTGCACTGTCATGTGGTGCTACATTTAATACTTTACTAACTGCTAGTCCTATTCAAACATCCTCAACTGTGCAATGTGCAATATTATATTTAAGTAATCCTGCCCAAACCTTTAATGCTTCTTTACAAACTGACACTACTGGAACAATATTATATTTTAATGGTAATCAAATATACCCATAAAATTTAAATCAAAAAAAAATAGTTAAAAAAATAAAGTATAATTTTATTTATTTTTTTTGAATCACTTTTTGGCGGTTAGTGTTTAAGCATAACAAATAAAATATGCGACTGCAATATATGAAGGAGTTATATTAACCCCAATTGCATTTGAAATAGGATCAAGTCCTTGAATACCTGTTCCAGTCGTTAAGGTATTTATACCATTATATCCACCAGCACTATATAGATATTGTTGAACTCCAACAGGTGTAATAGTAGAATCTGCACTATTTGCGAATGCTGTTTGATGTGAATGGTCAGGAACACTTACTAATATAGGGGTTGTATTATTTGCTCCATTTAAATAATTATATGTTATTTTTTGTGTATTAGTTAATCCAGAGCCACCATTTCCAGTAGCATAATTAGAAGATGGGACACCACTTACACTTCCATTATTACCAATTGGAAAACGAGATCCAAAATTTGGAACATTAAAAGTAGCACCACTTCCGCCATATGCATACCCAATAGCAGTAAATAAAGCAGGATATGCGGTTGTAGAATAAGAACCACCATCACAATTTAAATAATTAGGCACTGCCGTGTCTGTCATTATCATTTTAATTTCCCCTACAACTCTAAATCCAACTTGATAATTTTTAGTATTAATTGTAATACTAGGATTTTGACTAAATAAAGTCCCATTTTGAGTTGTAATATTTGCAGTTGTAATAGTTGCCGTTGCTCCTGATAGAGTCCCTGTATAAGTAGGATTATTAATCGGTAAATAAAGGCCAGTTAATGATTGTATAGCTGATCGCACAAATGATAAACTTGCTATTAAATTTCCATCGGTTGCTGTTTGTGGCTGAGTTTCTGCAGAAGAATTTGTAAAAAATTCATTCGCTAAAACTCTTTGAAATGTAGACGATGCGAATGCCATTATATATTTAATACGGTATATTTTTTATTTTTTATATTAATAATTATATAATGGAGTTATCAGAAATCTTCTGGACTTTCGTTATTAGTTCATGTATAGCATTTGTATTAGCAATGGCAAGAATGGCCTATCGTTCTAAATGTGAGAATGTTGAGTGTTGTGGTTGTATTAAGATAACCAGAAATATAACTGCCGAGATTGAGTTAGACGAAAGGGAACCCCCAAGCCCAAGGCCAGAAAATAATAATAGTCAAAGAGTTTAAGATAATATAAATTTTATATTGAACATATAAATTATATAATATATGGGGCGAAAATTATATATTAATATTAATATATAATTTTTAAAGATGTCGGAAATAAAAAGATATTATTTTATAGATGAGATATGGCAAATAATAAAAGAATACCTTGGTATAAATGGTGGAATTAAATTAACGATTCCAAAATTATTATCAAATGCTTTTAGCTTAAATTTATATCGCATATTATTAGATGATATGCTATATCATACATTTGATGGATGCCTTGAGCATGTTAAAGTAAATGACCCAAATAATGTAAAAAAATCAAAAATGCTAAAATCAATATATACTAACTATAGATTATTAAATAGATGCAAAAAAGACTCAGTTATTGAAAAGCTAGAATCTTTATTACAACCCCCAAAATGGGGTGCATTATGTGTCAAAAATTGATATATTAATATATATAAATAATTTTATTTTTTGATATTAATTAACATCTATGTTATATATTATTGAATTCATATAATATGCATTTATTTAATATAAAATACTTCAGATATTTTACAGTAAAATAAATAAAATTTATATACTTAGTTTTTTACAGTAAATTATATAACATAGATAAATATATATTGTAAAAATCATTTAAAATGCATATATTCAAGTAAAAATATCGATATTTTTACAATTAAACAAATAAAAAAATATAATTTTACATTAAGTATTTATATAACTTGGATATTTAATAATATTTATCTGAGTTAGATAAATATTTAATATTTATTTATCTAATATATTTATTTTTTTATTTTACTATAAATTATCTATTTATTTTTGACTTTAAATGGCGGCAAATTCTTATCCCCCTTTATATGCTGCTTTAATTTTATTTGAGATTTTAAATTTTGCCTATCTATCTCATCTACAGTTAGGGGGGTCTTTGGCGATATCCGCCTAGTTGGTCTATATACAGGATAGTCTCCATCCCCTACATCTGACCATCTCTCCTCATACCATCGCTTTAAAGGCTTCTCGACATGCTCATCTTTATAAGTCCCACCTAATTTCTTGTATGTTTTAACAATAAACCCACTCTTATATGCACTCGGCTTACTATAAATAATATCCGCATATACTTTTACCACTTCATATAGATCTTTATCAGTTGGAGTTGACATCCTATATTATAATATTTTTTTTTAATTCATTATTTAATATTTCTATATTCTTAATGATGTCTGTAGTCTCGCCATATAATAAGAATGTTGTTAATAGTGTATCAGATGGCATTAACCAATATAATAATTCGTTTTCATTACTATTATAAATCATTTTCCAATAACTTAATCGCCTTTTAGGGCAATGGTGGTCTATATAGCATTCAGCCCATCGCATACCAAAATCAAGATGTGTATTATTATTAAATATTGCCCTAAACCTCTTATCATAAATAGGGCTATTTATTACAATTAAAATATACACCATTTTTATAAATATAATAGAAATATATTATTATATCATGAATTATATATATAAGAATTTTTCTATTCGCGAAATATCAACAGTCATAAACGAAATGGAACAAAGCCCAGATGTTGTATATCTCGATGTTGTTGTATCTAATATTAACAGTGGCGATGCTTCTAATTTTACCAAGGTATTTGCTGAATATAATGAGGCTAGAACTATACCATATTTATATGATCCAAATGAGTATTATGGTGCTGTTGTTCAGTTTACCTTAGATAATACCGACACTCCATTATTGGAAGCCCAAATTGTTCCTGACCAATCAAATGCAAATTTAACAATTTATAATGTTGGATTATCTTATGGTGCGAGTAATATTATAGTACCAATTACTTATGTCCCACAGAATGCAACCGCAGTTCAGCCATTACCCCCAAGTTCATTTCCAAATGGAATTCAAGATTTGAATACTGGATATTATAGTATTTTTTCATATAACTATTTTTGCCAGTTAGTAAATACTGCATATGCGACCGCATTGACTCAATTGATTGCATTAGTCCCAGCAATCCCAATTACTACAAATCCGCCATTTATTAAGTTTGACCCAACTACCGATTTATTTGATATTACAATTGACCCAATATTTAATCAAACGACAGCAGGAACTCCAATTAATATATTGATAAATAATTCACTATATTATTTATTTTACTCATTCCCAGTTTCCAGAGTTTCAATTGGAGCAAATACTTATTTTGAATTAATTGCAACAAGGGTCACAATTACAACATTAACTACCACGACTATATTATTACAAGAAAGAAATAGCACAAATTTATGGGACCAAATTTCATCGGTTTGCATTACTTCTCAGACTATACCGGTCGTAAGGTCGCAGACATTAGCACCTGGCCTATACTATGAAGGTGGTATACTTCGATCTCCTAATAATTCATTAACTCAGCCTATTCTTTTAGAATTTTCAGTTCAGAATTCAGAATATAACAGAAGTATTACATATAATCCAACGGCACAATACAAGACTTTCTGTTTAAATAGCGACTGTGCTCTATATAATTTTGATATTAAATTTTGGTATAGATCTACGGTCGGAATATTAAGACCGATTAGTCTCAATTCTGGGGCAACCATGACTATGAAGCTTGGTTTTTTTAAGAAATCGAGACACTCGGCATTAAAACCAATGCATTAGGAGAATTATTTAAATAAATTAATATCTAAAATATTATTTAATATATACTTAGATAAAATGAGCAACAACGATGAAACTCAGATCAATAAAATAGATATGGGATCATTAAATTGGAAAGAAAGGATGGAAATTGATGGTAAAAGTTTTATATATGAAGATTTAAGAATTGCTATATATGATTATGATATTAGAATATGGAAAATTAAACCAAATGGAAGAAATAAGGAATTTTTGGTAGAAATTAATACATATCCAAAACATCCAAGTGAATGTATTACATTTGCATAATTTAATATCATATCGCAATTAATATTTAATTATTTTTTTTTGAATTATTATATCCGTTAAAGTATATAATAAGTAAATCTTTGAAAGTTTGTTTTTGTCTCATTATTAAAACAAGTCAACATGTCGCACGAGATCGAAGGAATTAAGATAACGGATTCCAGAATCAATGACTTGACCAATGACATGGTTTTTGCCGTATATGACGGAGCAAGCCAGAGTACGTACCAATCTTTCCCTTTTAATTCAGCAAGCAACTCATCGTTGACTGCAAATATTCAGATAAACTAATTGTCTGTGTCTATTCAAAAGATAGGCAAGTACTGGATTTAACTAATTCAGTGCGACACGTCCAAATTGCGGGGATACCCTGAAGGCATATGGTACTAAGTTATAGTAGAAATATTATAATGGCGATAGTTAACAACTATCGGTATAGTAAAAAGTCATATGTTATAGGGCAATCCGCAACCAAGCTCCTAAGTCCGCTATGCAAGGATATGGAGAAGGCTCAACGACTAAATGGAGGTGGGGGTGAATAGATTAGCAATCTATGATGATCCCTTAAGATATAGTCTAGTCCTTATCGAGAGATAAGGTTCGCAACGACCTAGCGAATCTATTGTATCAGATGCCAGAGTCCTCTGGAAGTCTGATCTTAATTTAACTATCAACTGTGCAAATGTGCCAGTTGGAACCCAAGCTTTTCAATATGGTTTAACGGATGCCCTTAATTCTTTCCCATTACAATCTTTAATCACTACTGCTTCACTTACTGTAAATAATGCAACATCATCCACAAATTACCAAGATATTTTACCATTTATTAAACTTCTAGAAGATTGCAGTGGCATTGATAAAATGAATTCTACTTCACCTGATTATGTTAACCAATATTGGGGAATGTATTCAGATGCAATTCTTACCAACTCTAACCCAATGGGTTCATATAATGAATCCTCTTATGATAATGCAAGAATCCCAAACGGTGCATACCCTGCAACAATTACTGTTCAACACTACATTGCTGGAGTCCTTACTAATACCTCTCTTATCTCTACCGCTACCACAGATACATGGATTATTTATGTATCTTTTAAGGGACTAACTGAGCCATTCTTGGCATTAGCCCCATTTACTAACAAAGACTATAATAAAGCGGGACTTTTAGGAGTTAACAACTTGGCTATGACTTTAAATATTGATGCCGCAGCAAAGAAAGTTTGGTCAACTGGAAATTCTGAAGTTAATTCTGCTGGAACTGGGTTAAGTAGTTATATTACTGCTATTACTTTGGGAAATCCAGCAAGCAACAACTTGGGCTTCACAAATGCAAAACTATTATTTAACTTCTTAACTTTGACTGATTTGCAATATTCTAAAGTAAGTACAAGATCAATTACTAATTATATGGACTATTCCAGATATATCTCTCCTAGCGCATCATCTCCAGTTGTTGCATCACTTGCAACCGCATCAGTTTCTTTCCAGAATATTCAATTAAATCAAATTCCGCAGCTCCTAGTATTTGGACTTAGAGTCCCAATTGAATCACAAACTTGGGCTTATACTGATTCATTCTTAAAAATTAATTCTGTTTCTATTACATTGAATAATGTTTCCTCAGTTATTGCAAGTGCCGATATTACCAATCTCTTTAATATGAGTATCGATTCTGGCTCATCTCAATCATTTTATTCATTCAATGGCCAAGCAAATGCAATCCAAAATGGCTCTTCAGTCACGGTTCCTACACTTGGGAGCATGATGGTGATAAATCCTGCCAAATACCTATGCTTGAACCCGTTACTCAGTAATTCCAGTATAGGACAGTTCAACTTGCAAATTAATATTCAATCATTCACAAACCAATTTCCATTTTCAATTCAACCACAAGGAGTTATTATGGTAATCAACTCTGGATACTTCGCGACCGAATCCGGGTCCAGTTCAATTTTCACTGCTGTTTTGGATCGACAAATGGTTCTTGATACAAAATCATCTGACGAGCATCACGATATTATTGATGAACAACTATATAAAAGAACCGTTGGCGGCGTTATGCATTCATCTGGAGTAGCTAAGATGGCAAAGTCAATGGGAAGGCCAAAAAAAGGCGGCAAGTCTTCATCATCTGAATCTTCAGGAATGGATGTAAGTGGGCTAAAAAAGCTATTAGGAAAGAAAAAAAAGTAAATACAATTAATAAACAATAATAAATAATATAATATTTTATTTTTTTGATTACATACATATAAAGCAAAGTTTTACATATAAAGTAACCTTTTAAAAAAAGCTTTACCAAAACAAAGCAACGAAGGCATGCATTCTATTCTATCAAACCAAAGTCTGATCAATGAAATTAATAGTATTAAAGATAATTATATTCAATCTCGCCCACACATGCAAATGAATGCCTTCAAAGGAACTCGCAGGGGTGATGGTAGAACTAATAAATATGATCGAGCGGAACAGCCAAGATTTCTCGGAGGCGGTTCTCCAGCATTTACCTCGCACCCATTAGGCTATCAACCACCAGGAGGAGGCACCGTTGGGCCAGACCCTTTATTTTCTGGCGTTGTAGATAGACCCACACCACGAGGAGGGGTTCCTTCT